AGCGTCCAGAGTACCACGCTTCACATAGCGGTTTATGGTGTTCAGCCGTTTCTCATAAATCTGTTTCACCGGATGATCGTCCGCAAGCTCCCGTTGTTCTCTGCCTTTCAGGTTGCCGATCTGCCGACAGGTGCGGTGCAGCTTGTCCCCCGGTGCATAGCCGCCACAGTATTTGGTGTGCCGTGCGTTGGTGGTCAGAAACCACTTGCCGCAGATTTTGCATTTCTTTGGTGCATGACCAACACACAGGCCCTCAAAGAGATCAGACCGGAACATCCCTACAAAGGATACATAGTGCATCCGCTTGACCAGCTTCGCAACTTTTTCGCCGGGACGGATGACGGATACATACTGAACGGAATTGTTCAGGGTAGACATCCAGGCATTGCCTTCCGTGATGGAAAACTCCGGCGGGAAATAGCTGCCGAACATTTTTGCAAAACCCTCTGCGGTGCGGTCTGCTTCGTTGCCGTCTGTTTTTTCTGCAAAATCAAGCATGGCCGTTTGGTATTCCCCAAGGGAGTATGCCAGATGCCCGAAAACTGAGGTATAGCGTTGGAGCATCATCGCATCGGTAAAGTTCTGGATTTCTTCAAATTGCAAAGAATTGGTTGCGGCTTTTATGGCAAACTCCACATATTTCAGCGCATTGTCCACAGTAAAGACTTTTTCAATCCGTTCTCTGTGCTTTGAGATATTCATATAGGAGAACGGCGGTGTTTGACTGAGAATATCGAGCATCGTCAGAGCAGCTTCCTTTGCAATAGGACAGAGTGCAGAAGCATCCTGTCCGGCGTTTAATATTCCAAGCAGCAGATTGATTTTCTCGCATTGCTCGTTTATTTTTGCAATGGTATTCACAGGAACATTCAGTGCATCACAGGCAAGCGTACCGACAGGAAATGTTTTGCTCTCATATATGACCGTATCCTGCCAGAAATCCAATGTCATCAATTCTTGATTCATGCTTGCCCTCCTGTCCTGTTTTTTCATTTTTCTAATTATATCATGTAAATGTGAAGAAATCTACGTCCTCAGATAAGTTGTCCTGTTTTTTGAAACAGGATTGTCCTGTCATTAGCCTGTTTTTTGAAAAATCCGTCATAACCATAATAGAAGGAGCGAAGCACCTGCCAATCACGGCGGGTGCTTCGTGCTTTCCAGAATATTATGAACGGAGGGTTTTCTATGACAATCTATGAAACCATCAAGGCGGCAATCAGCGTCAAGCAAGCCGCCGAACACTACGGGCTGAAAGTGAGCCACAACGGCATGGCTTGCTGCCCGTTCCACAACGACAGGCATCCGAGCTTGAAGCTGAATGAGGACTATTTTTTCTGCTTCGGCTGCGGAGCCAAAGGGGATGTGATCGACCTTGTGGCAAGGCTGTTCAATCTGAGCAGTTATGAAGCAGCGCAAAAGCTGGCTTTGGACTTCGGGCTTGACCCGAAACCGCCCACTGCCGCAGCTATGGTCAAGCCGAAGCGTCCCTATATCCGTCAGTTCCGGGAGGATGAAATGCTGTGCTTCCGGGTGCTGACGTATTATTTGCATCTGTTGGAAGATTGGAAAGTGCGCTATGCTCCCAAGACACCGGAAGATGCTCTGGATGACCGTTTTGTGGAAGCCTGCCAGATGCACTGCCATATCGAATATATGGCAGATGTGCTGACGGTGGGTGATCTGGAAGAACGGGTGGCATTGGTGGACAAGCTGATGCAGGACGGCAAAATTGCTTTTCTGCAAGAGTATACCGCACAAAAGAAAAAGGAGGTGGCGCACCATGGCGAAGAACCGGAAAACGCCTGATATGAACTTGCCCATGTGGTTTGACGGGCAGAACATCAACGAAGCTCTGTTTTGTGAAGAATTTCTGCAAGAGCGCAGGATCATCTTCGCAAACGGAGCTTTTTTCACGCCCGATGGTCGAGTGACGGACGATCTTCCTCTGCGTGGGGAGATTTACGACAAGCTGAAATTCTGTGCCGTAAACAATATCCCCCGGAAGATCACCAACATTCTGGAAGTGCTGAAACTGGAAGCGCAAGTGCCGGACTTTCCACCGGAGCAGGATCGGATTCATTTATCCAACGGTACGCTGCTATTGAACGGCACATTTACCGAGGGCAGACCGGCTATCGTGCGGAGCCGTTTGCCGGTTGCTTACAATCCCGATGCTACTGCGCCGGTGATCTGGCTGAACTTTCTGGATGGGTTGCTTTACGCCGAGGACATTCCAACTTTGCAGGAGTTTATCGGCTATTGCCTGATTCCCTCCAACAAGGGGCAGCGCATGATGGTGATTAAAGGCAACGGCGGCGAGGGTAAATCTCAAATCGGTGCGGTACTGTCTACCATCTTCGGCACGAATATGAAAGACGGCAGCATCGGCAAGATTTCTGAAAACCGCTTCGCCCGTGCCGATTTGGAACACATTCTCCTGTGCGTGGATGATGATATGCGGATGGAAGCTCTGCGCCAGACCAACTATGTAAAATCCATCGTGACAGCACAAGGCAAGATGGATTTGGAACGTAAAGGCAAGCAGAGTTATCAGGGCTGGATGTTCGCCCGATTGCTGGCATTCAGCAACGGTGATCTGCAAGCCTTGTATGACCGCAGCGACGGATTTTATCGCAGACAGCTTGTGCTGACCACCAAGGAAAAGCAGGTGGACAGAGCTGACGATCCTGATCTTGCAGAGAAGATGAAAGCTGAAGCCGAGGGTATCTTCCTGTGGGCATTTGAAGGCTTGCAGCGGCTTGTTGCCAACAACTTTAAGTTTACGGAGAGTGACCGCATCCGTGAAAATCGGGAAGCGGTCAAGCGTGACAACAACAATATCTTTGATTTCATGGAATCAGAGGGATATATCCGGCGCAAAGCGGATGCGTCCATCAGCTCCAAGGATTTCTATGAAATCTACCGGATGTGGTGCGAGGAAAACTCCCTTGCACCGCTGAAAGCCCGCAGCTTCAGCGACGCCATGATTGCCAATGCCAGAAAATTCAATCTGGAGCATTGCAACAACATCACCAACTCTGCTGGACGGCGGGTTTGGGGATTCATGGGAGTGGAAGCCATTGCACGACCTCATATAAATGGGTTTTACGGAGATTCGCCGTGTACGTACGTACCGGAGGACATTCCGGAGGAATGGCGGCAGGTCGAGTAAATCCCATTGCTGGTACGTATGTACGCAGCAAAAGAGCGTGAAACGCTTGTTATAGAAACAGCACACATCCTCTCGTTCGGGCTGTTTCTATGTCCACAGGCTTTTGAAAAAGTGTCTGTGGACACCGGCTGCAAGAGGAAGTTGACACAGAACAGCTTCATGCAGACGGGCTGACCATGGGAAAAGGCGCAGACATTTTCGCCTTGGTCAGCAGAGGTCACCGCAGTGACCGCATTCCCCCTCGGGAGAGCCCTCGGAGAGCCCACGGCACTTTGCAGCCAGTATGGATGAAAGTGTCATAGTGGGTTATTACACTTTGAAAAAGTGCCGTTCTCCAGCCTTCCGCTGTTGCAAATCTCAAAGAAAGGAAAAATCCAATGGCAAGAAATGATGGAATAGACCGTACCGTAGCCAGAAATCAGGACTTGGAAACACCGGCTGATGTGGCGAAGGTACAGGAACACAATGAGCGTGAAAAGGACAGCTACAGCAATCAGGACATCGTGCCGGAACGCACTTCTCTGAACGTCCATTTCAAAGCACCCACGGACGATTATGTAAAAATGTTTGAGCAGATGGAACAAGACGGCGTGATCTCCACCAGAGGTCTGAAACCGGATGCCGTCAAATACGGTGAGTTGGTATTTGATGTGAATTCCGCTTATTTCTACAATCATGGCGGCTATGAATTTGCGAAACAGTTTTATGCCGATGCCTACAAAGCTGCTGCGGAGATCGTAGGTGGTGAGCAGTATATCCTCTCCGCTGTGATGCACGCCGATGAGCGCAACCGAGCAATGTCCGAAGCTTTGGGCGAAGATGTGTACCACTACCACCTTCATGTGGTTTATATCCCGGTGGTGGAAAAGCAGATCCTTTGGTCGAAGCGATGCAAGGATGAAGCCCTCCGGGGAACCGTTAAGGAGGTCATCACACAGGTCAGCCGCAGTAAGAAATGGGAGTCCAAGCCGGTGCTTGGCGAGGACGGAAATCCCATGCTCAACGCAAAAGGGAAAAAGATTTTGAAGTCATCCTACAGTGTGTTGCAGGATGACTTTTTCAATTTCATGCGAAACGCCGGTTATACCGATGTGGAGCGTGGAGAACGTGGAAGCACCGAGGAACATCTGACTGTGACCCAGTTCAAGGTGCAGGCAGAACAGCAGCGGCTGGAAGCTGTGACCGGGCAGGTGGCACAGGCAGAACAGAATTTGGAGGATGCCAAAGCTGCCACAGCAAAACAGAAAAAGAAACTGGAATCTTTGCAAAAGGAAACCAAGGCGGCAAAGACCATTGCGCTGACAGTGCAGGACATTGAAGTAATGGGCAAAAAAGCCACATTCGGAAACAATATCACGCTGACACCGGATGAATGCGACACACTCAAACGCTATGCGGTCAATGGCATTATCGCCAATGCTGACAACAAGCGTCTGAAAGAAAAACTGGCTTCCGCAGAAAAGACGGTTTCCATCTGGAAGCAGCGGTATGAAGCGGTAAACGAAAAATATATGGAACTCAAACAGAAAGCCCAACCCTTTCTGGATGCACTGGAAATCGCATCCGAAAAGGTTCGGGCTTTTATCAATTCTATCCTCATCAGAGGAAAGCAAACACAGGAACACGAACACCCTGCCCGGAAGCGTGGACAGGATATGGAACTTTGATGGAGGAATCGCCTATTGAAGAAATATTATGAGGAAGCGAAATATAATGCGGCATTTGACCGCTGTGTGGATGTTATGAGCCAGATGCTCCAGAAATATGGACATCAGGTTTTGAATAAATTGGAACAGGACGCACCGCAGGGAGTGGAGCATTCCGAGGAAAGTAATCAAGCGCAGCTTCTGACGGATAAGGCTGCATAAAATTTGCAATTTACACGTTGCGTATTCGCTATGACTATGCTATAATGATTACGCAACGTGTATTTTTTTGCTTTTGTGGAGAAAAGACGGATGGATTGTAAAAACAGAATTATAAAGTTGCGTGAAAGCACAGGACTGAATCGGAAAGATTTTTGCAAGCTCGTCCATATTCCTTACCGGACTATGACTGAATGGGAATTGGACAACCGCCATGCACCGGATTATGTGCTGTGGCTTTTGGAGTATTATATCCGCAACGAGGGACTTATGGTAAAAGGAAGGAATGAGGGAGGTGGAGATTCTGAAAAAGAAACAACTTAAATGCTATCTTTATACAAGAGTGTCCACCTCGATGCAGGTTGACGGATACAGCTTGGATGCCCAGCGTGACAAGCTGCGGAAGTATGCGGCATACGAGGATATGATCGTTGCCGGGGAGTATTCTGACGAGGGCTTTTCCGGAAAGAACATTCAAGGGCGGCAGGAGTTTCAACGGATGCTGAATGACATCCAGGACGGCAAAGATGATGTTTCTTATGTGTTGGTCTTTAAGCTGTCCCGATTTGGCAGAAATGCAGCGGACGTTCTGAATTCTTTGCAACTCATGCAGGATTTCGGTGTCAATCTGATCTGCGTGGAGGATGGCATTGACAGCTCCAAGGATGCAGGAAAGCTGATGATCTCTGTGCTGTCTGCGGTGGCAGAGATTGAGCGAGAAAATATCCGCACACAGACAATGGCAGGACGTGAGCAAAAGGCTCGTGAGGGCAAATGGAACGGCGGTTTCGCTCCATATGGATACAAACTGGAAAATGGAAACCTTGTCATTGCAGAGGATGAAGTGGAAGTAATTCGTGTCATTTATGACCGCTACATTCACACTAATGAGGGTGTTGCAGGAGTTGCAAAATATCTGAACCGCAATGGTTATACTAAGAAACTAAGACAGAATAATACCATTCCGGGATTTTCAAGAGATTTTGTGAAAAATGTATTGTACAATCCTGTTTATATGGGAAAGATTGCTTACGGCAGACGAAGAACAGAAAAGAAACAGGGTACAAGAAACGAGATGCACGTGGTTGAGCAGTCGGAGTTCCCGGTTTATGAAGGACAACACGAAGCTATCATTTCCGAAGAGGATTGGTATCTGGCACAGGAAAAGCGCAAGATCAATTCTTTTAAGCGGGAAAAGGTTAACAATCCAGACCACGCACACATCCTGTCCGGTATCTTGAAATGCCCATGCTGCGGAAAGAGTATGTACGGCAATATCGCCAAGGCGCACAGCAAGGACAAGAAAACACGGTATTATTACTACTGCAAAAATACGGTAACACCTACCGGGCATGAGTGCAGTTTCCGTCTGAATATCGAGCAGACGGAAATCAACAAATTTGTGGCGAAGGTTATCTCCGCTATGGTCAACAATCCACGGTTTGTAGAAGCGATTCAGGCGAAAATCGGAACAGCAGTTGATACAGAAGATATGGAACGGCAGATTGCTGTCCTACAAGGGCGGCTAAAGCAAGCCTTTGGAACGAAAAGCCGCTTGGAGCGTCAGATGGATACCTTGGACATCAATGATGCCCACTATGACAGAAAGATTTTGGACTTGCAGCGCCGCTATGATGAGCAGTATGACACCATAGAGGAAATCGAAGTTCAGATTGGCGAATTGCAAAGTCAGATCCGCAGCATCCAGCAGGAGAAGATTTCCGGAGACAATATCTATCGCTTGTTGCTGGCATTTGATGAAGTCTACCATTCCGCAACGGAAGCGGAGCAGAAGGAGTTTATGAAGGCCTTTATCGAGCGAATTGAGATGTTCCCGGAGAAAAGGAAAGACGGAAGCTGGATAAAGAAGATCGTATTCAATTTTCCTGTGCCTGTTGATGGTGAGGAAGTGAAAGAACTTCCCTTGGAAACTGAAACAACTGTCGAGACGGTTGTCAAATTATCCCTAAAAAAAGATACACCTAAGATTGAGGTTACAATGGAGCCTGATGAAGAGAGTAATTATACCCCACAAGAAAAGGCTACTTATTCAAAGATTAAGGAATATGTGAAGGACAAGTATGGTGTGAATGTGCATACTTCTTATATTGCACAGGTAAAGCGTATGTGTGGTCTGGACATGAGCGAGAATTATAATAAGTCCAAGAAGGAGAAGCCAGAAGTGAAGCAATGTCCGCAGGAGAAGGTGGAGTATATTAAGGATGCGTTGAGGCATTTTAAGTTGATTTAGTTTGTGGAGGTTGGTATGCAGAGATATTTATTAACAATGTGTTATGAGCATGAAAATTATGTTAATGATATAGAAAGAAAAAAACAATATAAAAATGATATTGTGTCAGTAATACATAAACAAAAGCTTCCTTTTTTCAAGAAACGGAAAATATTGAAACTAGTACAAGCTTTATGTGATATGCAATTTTTATTAGATGAATCGGAACAAACAGATTTAGTATTAAATGAAGAAGTCTGGAATTCGGATTGTTTAGAATATAATGTAAATCGAGTTTATGAGTTTATAGTACAGAATTCTATAGAATCACAAAGTGTAGACACGCAAGCAATTTGTGAGTGTTGTCGAGTTGAATCGGATATGGATATAAAGTATATAAAAATGAATGATACTTTACGAAAGAGCAAGGAAGATAACCCTATCATTGTTTTGGTGAGTGATATGTTTGTTCAACCATTTGTGATTAATGGAAATCACAGGATAAAAAAAGCATTTAATTCTGGTATTGATAGAATAGAAGTATATATTCTAGATGCTGATAATGTTATTCAATGCCTAATCTCGGAGGACTATAGAACTGCTTATAAGATTTACAAGAAATTACATAAATTGGTAGGAATGAAGTTGAACTGTTAACTTAATTTGAATAGGTTCAAAACTTAAAAATAGTGACACTGCTCCAAGGGGTTGAGGCTGTGTCAAAAAGTGTACATTTAGAAACTGAATAATAAGGGCATAAAATCAGTGCCAAAAAGTATAGACTTTCCATTATGGGAGGTCTCATTTTTTATGTAAGCATTTTAAGACAAAGGAAAGGAGCAAATAATCATGAAGAGCTATGGTTATCACAGAACAAGTACAAGAGAGCAGCATTTAGACACAGGTATTAACTGGTTCAAGTACGTCTACTTCTACGACAACAGGAACTACAGGAATAACAGGAACTACGTCAGGAAAAACGTATGTAACGAAAGAAAGAACTATAAATGTTTCTGTAAAGGGAAGATAAATTTGATGAACAGGAACGAAAGGATGCACTTACCAATGGGTAACATCGATACATCCGTGGCAGGGGTTGAAAAATGTAGTGCCGTAGATGAGGCATTAAGCCTTTTCTATTTATATATACAAGTTGCATACTCGTCTAAAGAGGTTGAATTGATTTGTAATGAGTTAAAGGCTATTGCCAGACGAGAGGATTTTATGTGTAATAAGTTTGATTCAACCAAGTGTACCTACACACAAGTTCAAGATGCTCTTTCAAAAATAAATGAAAAACAGAGTATAAGGAAAAGTAAGGGCGTATATTACACTCCAAATGATGTGGTGCGTTTTATTCTTACAAACAGTATTAAAGCTTCATTTGGAAAATTTACGGTTTCCAATATCAGTGATATGAGCCAGAATAATATATCGTATTGTTCATTTTGCTGTAATAAAACCGTATTTGAAATTAAGACTCGCTATTTAATACAATTTAATGTTGCATAGCCATTGAGGTGTCGGTGTGTCGGTTCCGTACAGGCTTATTTTTTTGCCTTCAATCGTCAGTAAAAATATTACAAGGTCCTGTAATAATAGGCATTGACGTAGAGAATTGAATGTGATATAAATATTACAGGAACCAGTAATGCGAATTACAGGAGGGCTAGGAATATGTTAGTTTCTAAGAATATACAAATAGAATTTGCAGATTCGTCTATGAAAGCCATAGACGCCATCTACGATATTAGAGAGGGGGTAAGAAGTGCATCGCTTAACCTTTATTCCCGATATGACGTTCAAATCCAGACCCCGATGCTCTACGGTGAGGATAAGGTCGTTGTAGAAATAAAGATTCCGGAAGACAGAGTGGAGACATTCGCAATAGGACCGCATCTTAAAGGCGTGGCCAATTATCTGCTAAAGAGCTGTAACGGACGTTATGACCAGTATGTCGTAGGAAAGAGATTGTTGGTATACACAGAAGTCGCTGCACCGGATATGTCTGATAATCGATTCCCGATGGAGGACAGGCTGGAGGCGGTTGCCAAATTTGCAAGATTGCTAGAAAGGTCAGATGAAGATGCGATGGATGCCATCAGCCGGATTCTGGTGATTCTGAAGGATAGCGAAAACAGTATTACAGGACTCTAATGGAGGGAAACACTATGAATGAAATGAAAAATGAAACACCAAATGAAAATTGGTCGCAGAGTGCATCAGAGGTTGCAAAGCATTCTTCGCTTTCTTTCTCGCTAAGTGGATGGCCTGCAGCGGCGACGTTGATTTCTATACCAGCTTCAGTTGTCTTAGTTTATGCAATCAAGGAATTTGCTCACGCATAAAAAAGCAGCCTCACTACCGGAGTGAAATCGGGTGGTGGGGCTGTTCTTTTACGCCTTGATTTCCTGACCGTTCTTGAAGATGAAGCGGATATCGTCGGAGCTGTAGACGATGGCATATTCGACAAGCAGTTATTCATTTATATGAGGAAGATTCAAAAAAGAAAAAGTGAATTGATAAAAAGCGTTAGCGTGGCTCTGCGGTTTATCCGCAGTTCGAGGGGATTGGGGCGCAAGACGTCCGGTGGACGTCTGCTCTGCGCGGACAGGAGTGGAACGGAGACTTCCACAACAAGCAAAAATGCGCCTGGTATATACCGGGGCACTGCTTGCCAATTAGCAAAAAAGAAAGGATTTCATTTATGGTAAAAAATAAAGTGGTTATAAAAGAAAGAGATGCATGAAGAGAATAAAACAGTTGTACATGGAATTATATAAAGCGGAAAATATTGAGAAATTCAGAAGTATTATCATTCCTATTGAAAGAAATGCTGCGGCATGATAGAATAGCCGTATAAACGGAAAACAAAAACGATAAATGCGGATATAAAACATGACGGAGGAACACACATGATTATCAGTGAAAGAATTTTTTACATAATGGAGCAGAAGAACATGAGCCAGTTGGAACTGTCGAGAAGAACCGGGATTGCAACAAGCAACATCAGTGACTGGAAAAAGAAAAAGACAAATCCAAAAGCAGACTGTTTATTATTCATATGTGACGCATTGGATATTACACCGGAACAGCTTTTAACGGGAAAAGGAATTGATCCGGAGTATAAAGATGCAGATATGGATTATGAAGTTACCAGGTCGGACATTAAGATATTAAAGCAGATTCATAGCCTTGGAGACGAACAGTATAAAAGATTGATGGCATATATGAAGGCACTGCAGAAACTAGAGCAGATGGAAAGCATTGTGGAGGAATAATGGAAGAAACAAAAGAATTGATTACTACAGATGCTATTCGGAGTAAGGTGTACATACTTCGTGGACAGCAAGTAATGTTGGATCAGGATTTGGCAGAAATTTATGGTTATCAAGTTAAAAATTTAAATCAACAAGTAAAACGTAATTTGACAAGATTTCCAGAAGATTTTATGTTTCAACTAACTAAAGAAGAAGTGGAATTGGTGAAATCACAATTTGTGACTTCACGGAATATAAATTATTTTGAAGGGCAGGAAGGAGGTCGTAGAAAACTACCATACGCATTTACAGAACAAGGAATTTATATGCTTGCGACAGTTCTTCGTGGAGAATTGGCAGAACAGCAGAGTATATTTATAATGCGCACTTTTAGGGAGATGCGTCACTATATTAGTCAAAATCAACAGTTTGTTACTAGAAATGAAATGGAACTTTTAACAGCGAAGGTTGGAACGATAACGGAGAGACAGGATCGAATGGAGAAAAAAGTAGATTCCATTCAAAAAGATGTGACTATCTTAGCAGACAACTTCATTACGGATAAAGATAAGAAGAATTTTGTTATCTATAAAGGTCAGAAGTTAGAAGCTGACATTGCTTACATAGAAATCTATCAACAGGCAAAAAAATCAATCTATGTTGTGGATGATTATATGAATGCAAAATCATTACAACATCTTTCACAGAAGACCGATGGTGTGGAGGTTGTTTTATTCACAGAGAATGGAAAAGGTGGAAGAGGATTTCTTACAAATTCTTTAGTGATGGATTTTCAAAATGAATATCCGCCGATTCGGATTAAGCCTAATCCGGATTGTCACGACAGATTGATTGTACTTGATTATGGTGAAGAAACAGAGAGGGTATATCATTGTGGAGCATCCAGTAAGGATGCAGGGAAAAAGCTTTGCGCCATTAATCAGATTACAGAGACAGCAATCATTCATCCGGTAATAGACAGATTACTTTCATTGCCAGATAAACAGGTATAATTATTAGCCATGCTTTGACTGCGAAAATGACGTTAAGAGGTGATAAGAATGTCTAAAGAAAAGATAAAAGTGTATCTTTACACCCGTGTTTCTACAACCATGCAGATAGACGGATATTCTCTAGATGCACAGAAAACAAAAATGAAAGCCTTTTGTGACTATAATGAATATGAAATTGCCAGTGAGTATGAGGATGCAGGAAAATCCGGTAAGTCAATAGAGGGAAGAATTGCCTTTAATCAGATGATGGACGATATCAAATCAGGAAAAGATGAAGTGTCTTATGTCCTTGTATTTAAGCTTTCCAGATTTGGAAGAAATGCAGCAGACGTCCTTGCAACATTACAAGTGATGCAGGATTTTGATGTAAATTTGATTTGTGTAGAGGATGGAATAGATTCATCTAAAGATGCCGGGAAACTTATGATATCTGATCTGTCAGCAGTGGCAGAGATTGAACGTGAGAACATCCGTGTTCAGACAATGGAAGGCAGGATGCAGAAAGACAGGGAAGGTAAATGGAATGGTGGTTTTATTTAAGATGTTTGCAAAATCACATATGAAGAAAAAGTATCCAATAGAAGGATTTACTGTAGAATGGAAAAGAAATGATAGTAATGAAATCCATTTTGATATAGCTCGTTGCCTTTACAGAAATATGTGTGAAAAATATTGTTGTCCCGAACTATGTACAGTTTTTTGTCAGAGTGATATAACTGCCTTTTCTGGATATGAACCTAAAATTAGATTTGAACGAGCAGGGACACTCGGAGAAGGTGCTGACTGCTGTGATTTTCATTTTATCCACGGAAGTCACTAAACACATAATCAATCACAATCATCAAAGAGCCAGACGCTAAGACACAGAGCCGATAAACTTGTGAGCAATCGCAGTTTGTCGGCTCTTTCTTTTATATATTCATAGGTATTGTGCTTGCTAAAGAGCATGATTGTGCCGATTTTATAAATGAAAAGAAAAAATGTGTTTTAGAGGACGTAGGACTTCTGTTGCTGTAGGCTTTCCTTGACTGCTTCCAAAATATGCAGTATTATATGATTAGTTTAGTCTAACCCAGAAAGGGGGGCGTACAACGACAAAACAATACATGACGAAGCTGTACCATGATCTGCTCTCTAACTCTCCGCAGACAGTGACAACAGATATTCCGGCTGATATGGGGACAGGTCAGATTTCGCAAGTTGTTATAAAGCAAGGAGCTGTTGTATCAGACTGGAAAATGAACTATTTTCAGATATGAATTATGGATTTATCGAGCAGTTCATTGATGAGCTAGGGAAGAAGTTTCATATCAAAGAGATTGCGTTTGACAGGTGGGGAGCTGTGCAGATGGTACAGAACCTTGAGGGCATGGGATTTACCATTGTTCCGTTTGGACAGGGGGATAAGGATATGAGTCCTCCGACCAAGGAGTTGATGAAGCTGACACTGGAAGAGAGGATAGCACATGGCGGACATAAGGTACTGCGGTGGATGATGGATAATGTATTTGTCCGTCAGGATCCGGCAGGGAATATCAAAATGGATAAGGAAAAATCCACAGAGAAGATTGATGGGGCCTTTGCAACCGTTATGGCTCTTGACCGTGCAATCAGGAATGAAGGCTGTGATGTAAGTGTATATGATGACCATGGTATTCTGATTTTTTAAATAGATAACGAATGATAAACAAAGATAATTACAGAAAAATAAATTATCTATTGACGCTATCTAAATAACATGATATAACTAATTCATAGATAAATAGAAAACAAGAGATAAATAAAATGGGAGGACAGATCTATGAATTATGATAGAATCATATTAGAACTACTCGACAGGGTATCCGCACTGGAGGATGAAGTGAAAAAACTGAAAGAAGAAAGGACTTCTGCAGCACAGGAAATCACACCGGAAGAAAATGAACCTGTTGTCAGCAGCAGTGGAAGGGATACGACCAAGTATATGCTGGACGGAAAAAGGTATGCAAAAAACAGACTGGTGCTTGCCGTGGTCCAGAAGTATATGGAAATGCATCCTGATATTTCCGCCTCTGAGCTGATCGGTGCATTTGATAAAAGCCTTCAGGGTTCGCTAGGGGTAGTAAGGACGCTGAGTGATGTAGAGAAAAACTGTTCGGATTATAAAACCAGATTTTTTGCGAATCCGGAAGAACAGATCCAAACGAGGACCCAGCCATGTGTGGTATGCACACAGTGGGGAATCGCAAATATTGGAAATATCCTGACAATTGCAGAACAGTACGGCATTGAGATCACGCCAGTCAGATAATATATAAAAGTAAAAAAATAAGGCACTTCCTCAGGAGGTGTCTTTTTTCATGCACATTTTTAGGAGGTGCTATATGGGAATTAAGAGTTTATTCGGATTTGGACAGGCAAGGGATAAGCCTGTGGATAAGGCAGCAGATGCAGGATATTCGTTTTTGTTTGGAAGGACAACAAGTGGAAAGCCTGTCAATGAAAGAACTGCAATGCAGACCACGGCAGTGTATGCCTGTGTCAGGATACTTGCGGAAGCAATTGCATCCTTAAGAAGGATTACACCAAGGCAGAAAAATATCTAAACTATTTTTCAGAACACTTTTACGTGTGTCAGATGAAAATGCAAGAATGTGGTATATGAACGAAGCTGCACAGGAAGGCTGGAGTTCAAGAACTTTAGATAGAAATATCAGCACACAATATTATTACAGATTAATGCAGTCACCAAAGAAAGATGCTGTCATGAATGAAATGCTACAGAAAACAGCGGAAAATCAAAGAAATAAATTTGAACTCCTAAAAAGTCCGATTGTTGCAGAGTTTCTTGGCTTCAAAAATGAAGATTCTTATATTGAAAGTGATTTGCTTTTGTTGCCAGACAACAACATATCGTTACTGAGACAGAAGACTATTTTATTGATCTTGTTTTCTATAATATTGAACTGAAATGTTATGTGCTTATTGATTTAAAAATGGGGAAAATCACACATCAGGATGTGGGACAGATTGATATGTACGTCAGGATGTATGATGAACTGAAATGTAAGGAGGGAGATAATCCTACATTGGGAATATTACTTTGTGCTGAAACTGATGAGGATATAGCAAGATATTCCGTACTACATGATAACGACAGACTTTTTATGTCAAAATATCTCACATATCTGCCAACAAAGGAACAGCTAAAAGCAGAGATTGAAAGGCAGAAAGAAATATTTTATATGCAGCATCCTGCATTGTCTGAAAAAGATAAAGAAGATATGAAGGAATAGTAAGACAGCTAATACAATTCAGTTGTTCGGAATTCCCGAACAGCTGAAGGGAGAATTTTGACACAGGAGATAACATCTGATGAAAAAACAGCAGAAATGTTACATATATACAAGAGTTTCCACTTCCATGCAGGTAGAAGGCTACAGTCTTGATGCACAGAAGGACAAGCTTAAGAAATACGCAGATTATCAGGAAATGTATATCGTCGGGGAATATTCTGATGAGGGTAAATTTGGCAAAAGTGTGGAAGGCAGACCACAGTTTAAGCAGATGCTTGCGGATGTAGAAAGTGGCAAAGACAATGTTGATTATGTGCTGGTATTTAAGCTGTCACGATTTGGAAGAAATGCTGCAGATGTTTTATCGTCATTGCAGAAAATGCAGGATTATGGAGTTAATCTTATCTGTGTAGAGGATGGGATTGACAGCTCTAAGGATGTAGGGAAGCTGATGATATCTGTGTTATCTGCGGTTGCAGAGATAGAACGTGAGAATATCCTTGTCCAGACAATGGAAGGCCGCAGACAGAAAGCGAGAGAAGGCAGATGGAACGGCGGATTTGCGCCATATGGCTATCAGCTGATAAATGGTGAACTTATCATTGCAGAAGATGAAGCAGAGATTATCCGTATTATATATGATAAATTCGTCAATACAACGATGGGAATGGCTGCGATAGCTGCATTTTTAAATAACAGTGGTTATAAGAAAAAGCTTCGCCAGAATAACACAATTGAAGGTTTTTCTACATCATTCGTCAAGGGTGTGCTGGACAATCCGATATATTGCGGTAAGCTTGCATTTGGCAGAAGAAAAAATGAGAAGATTCCGGGAACAAGGAATGAATATCATATCGTAAAACAAAAGGATTACTTGCTAAGTGATGGAGTCCATGAGGCAATTATATCAGAAGAAATGTGGAACCAGGCACACAGAAAGCGGCAGGAGACAGGTGTTTTACAGGTAAAAACACATAGTCTTGAGCATGAACATATTTTATCAGGGATTATTAAGTGCCCTGTATGTGGAAGCGGTATGTATGGCAATGTGAATCGTAAGAAGCATCCGGACGGAGGCTATTACAAGGATTATTTCTATTATGCCTGCAAACACAGGAAGCTTGTGGACGGACACCGCTGTACTTATAAAAGACAGTGGAATGAGGACAGAATCAATGCGGCAGTTGAGGAAATTATCCGTAAATTTGTAAAGAACCCAAAGTTTGAGCAGGAAATCCGTAAGCAGATAGGAAGCAGCATTGATACTTCGGAGCTTGACAAGGAATATGATGGATTAAAAGATAGACTGAGCCAGACAACCGGGGCAAAAAACAGGCTTGCTGACCAGATGGATCATTTATCTGTATCCGATAAGAATTATGACAAAAAATATAATGACATGCAGGAACGTTTGGACAAGCTATATGATGAAATCACTGATATTGAGGATGCCATGGAAGAAGTCGAAACAAGACTATATAATATCAGGCAGGACAAAATCTCAGAAGATAATGTTTACCAGTTCCTTTTATTCTTTGATAAGCTGTATGATAAATTTACAGATCTGGAAAAGAAGACATTTTTGAAGAGCTTCCTGTCGGATGTGTTTATCTATGAGGAAGAGCAAAAGGATGGCAGAATATTAAAAGGTCTCCGGTTTAAATTTCCTATATATATGAATGGCAGAAATGTATTAGGCGTGGATTGGGACAACGAGAGTACAGATGAGACGGTCTGTCAAATTATCCCTCAAAAAAGATACACCTAAGATTGAGGTTACAATGGAGCCTGATGAAGAGAGTAATTATACACCACAAGAAAAGGCTACTTATTCAAAGATTAAGGAATATGTGAAGGAAAAGTATGGTGTGAATGTGCATACTTCTTATATTGCACAGGTAAAGCGGATGTGTGGTCTGGACATGGGTGAGAATTATAATAAGTCCAAGAAAGAGAATCCAGAGGTAAAGCAGTGTCCGCAGGAGAAGGTGGAGTATATTAAGGATGCGTTGAGGTATTTTAAATTGATTTAGTAAAATTGATCGTGTGTCACGGCAATATCAATAGATACTCCCGCAAAGCCTGTAAATAAGCCATTCCTTAGCTGAAAAAGTGCTCTACTACACACTTACTACACGTTTTTTAGAGAAATAGGTAGGTATGATTAGATTAAATGGATAATTGACAATATGGTATATGTGCCATATAATAACTACAAAGGAGATTGCATGGCGGACTTTAAATTGATTGCATATGAAAAAGAAAATGGAGAAGTTCCTGTAGAGGAACTTCTTGACTCTGTTAATCCTAAGATGAGAGCTAAGATATATGGTTTGATGGGAATTTTGCAGGAAAAAGGAAATATGCTTAGGGAACCATATAGCAAGCATCTGTAAGATGGTATTTTTGAATTGCGATGCAAATTCGGAAGCGATATTACCAGAGTATTATATTTTTTCTATTATGAGGGAAAAATTATAATGACGAATGGTTTTGTTAAGAAAACACAGAAAACTCCCAAAGAGGAGATACAGATTGCAAAAGATAGAAGAAAAGATTTCATAGAAAGGGTGATGAAGAATGAGAACATTTGATGATATGCTTTCTAATCAGTTGAAGGATGAAGAATTTAGAAAAGAGTATGAAGCGATTCAGCCAGAGATGGATGTTATCAGAGCTATCGTAGATGCAAGAACATCACAGAATCTTACACAGAAAGAACTTGCGGAGCGTACTGGTATTAATCAGGCTGATATTAGTAAGCTTGAAAATGGAACAAGAAATCCTTCTGTCAATTTACTTAAAAGATTAGCAGATGGTATGGGAATGGCTCTTAAGATTGAGTTTGTGCCTAAACAGAAAGCGTGATTATATGAAAATAGATTGATAATGCTTTGAATATAAAAAATGAAAGGATAATTTAATATGTATTTGACGGATGTTTCAATGCAATTAGTTAGTATGCTATTTGTTTTAATTATTGTTTTATATTTTTTTATACTTGTTTTTAGTTTTTATAGAAGAGAAAAAAGAAGGACAAGTACGAAGACAATGTACCATCTAGTTATCAGTACTATACGGCTGCAGTAATCACGGAAGATAAGACTGCCTTTCTGACATATGGGACAAAGAAATTCACTGCTCTCTGATAAAAATATGCTGTCCTTTTCTTGTAAAATCTGTTACAATATACATGGTGTTTACCAGGTTCCGGATGCCGATCTTTTGCGGGAAGGGCTCCGGAGCCTTTCCTTTTATCTTAATAAGGACAGTATAATGGTCTATGGCTGGACAATCAAGAGGTCAGGTGATGGACAAGATAAGAAATCATAAACATATAGAAGATATCGAAGTTATCGGCTCAGGCGCATTTTCATATTGGAGAGGTTTAACGCATTGGGATTATATGTACAATTTAGGACCGGAAGAATGTGGGATTTTTCTATGCTTATTGCGTAGGCTCAAGGAATTATCTCGTAGGAAATAAAAACTCAACCTCAGGTTTAGTTTTTGCAACCTCAAGTCGTTAGAATATTTATCTAGGAGGGCTTATCATGAGTTTATCAACAGAATTAAAGGACGATGAGTTATCGATTGGTAAGCTCATTAAGAAGCAAAGGAAAGAAAAAGGACTGACGCAGCAGGCACTTGCGGAAGAACTCAATGTTTCTTCGCAGGCTATATCGAAGTGGGAACGCGAGATATGTGAGCCGGACAAGCAACTTTGGGTTAAACTTTCAAAAATTCTTGATATTCCCAAGGAGCGATTTGCATGTTTATATGAGGCTCCTGCTGATAATGGTGATGTAACGGTTCCACCAGGTGTAATTGCAGCTTTGAACACCTTTGCTGATGCTTTAAGTATGGTGAAATCAAACATGTGGGGAGGTAAAAACGATGACAGAGACAGTGATAATTGAATTAATTCATAGTCTTAGAGATGTTGCACTTAAGGCTATTGAGTGTGCATTACTTAATAAGTAGTGAGCTGACGAAGCGAAGCTGTTAAGGCTCCGCTTTCGTTTTTTGAAATATTGTGATTAGTTTAAATATTCCTGCGGGAGCGGAAAGGAAAATATTTATGGCAAAAGAAGATAGAAAAGGTCGTAGAATTAATTACTCTAGAAAAGAATTAGCAGAATATCTGCATTGTGCTGAAACATCTGTGGATTATAGGCTGAAAAAAATATCTGATTATTACGATAAGCTGGATAGTTCATCGTTCAAAAAAGAGATTGATAATAATAGAAATTTTTTCCACCAGAATATGCTCCTTTATTAAAGATTCTTTTAAAAGAATACGATGGGAATCCTGCAGTAAAAAAAGCAAAAGATCAATCAGCGGAAGCAATTCAGGACTTTAATAAAAGGGTCTTATTAGACATAGCTGATTCAGAAGACATACCAGACTATTTAAAAGAAGTGATGGAAACACTACCGTGGATTCGTGTCTCAAAAATATTATCAGAATCTTTAGATGAATTGGTAGATGAATTAACAGTTTTCATTTTTGAATTAGTTTCAGCTAATGGAAATGATATTGGTGAAACAGTAAAGTACATAATCCGCGAGCTGGATACCATGAATTATAATCTTTTTAGAGGTTCATGTTTGAATATGTTAGACACTGGTTTGATCAGGAATAACTATCTAAACAGACGAGATATTGCCATTGACGTGGGAATTGTGACATTGATTAAACTGCTCATGGAATACATAGGCCTTGAAGAGATTCAAAACAGTAATGTACAAGAATTGAAGGAGTACTTTTCAGAAGAAAAGCGGTCTGATTTTGAGAATAGACTGCGTAAAGAAGGTATTGAAGAAAGTAAAATAACTCAAGGAGCTGATAAATTGGAAAGAAGCGAGTACTTAAGTAGTCAGAAAGATAGTATTTTGTATATGCTAAATAAAAATTCTGTTTCCAATGCAATGGAGGCAGTAATTATATCAGGTAGAAAATGGGAATCAATTGTTGAACGAATCAAAAATGATACATTTGATATTACTGAGGAAATAGGTAAATACTATGAATCACATAAAATATCCGGAGTTGATAAGGACACTTGGGTAGGAGTTCATAAGATGCCAGAGTCTATAGAGAATTATGTGACAAGTAATTATGTGGATCACTATGAAAATATTTTGAGAGAAAAGAAGCAGTTAAGGGAAAAGGTTGACAGCATGATAGGTCAGATATTGGTTGAACTGTTTTCAAAAGTTCAGCGCTAATGTTCTAAACTCCAAATAATATTTTAGCTTTTGGAGTTTACCCACGGCGGCTTATAGGAATGTTAAGCTTGACTCATCAAAAAAACAGGAGGTCAAGCATTATGAATGCAAAATGTATAACAGTTAGGTATGAAGCTGGCGAATACTACTTAAAAAATGGAGTCAAAGGAGGCGCTACTTATGGATGTTACTATAAGAATGGAAAGTACCATAAAAATCGCGGATTTGGATGGGAAAGTGTATATGCTCCGTCAAGGTTAATTCTTGTTGTGGAAATAGAAGGAAAAAGAACTGAGATTTGGATTGATAGATTTTTTAAAGAAAGAGTGGGACGGTTGACAAATAATAGAATATGTAAGATAGTCGGGGCTATGCCTAACTTTGTTAAAGTTAAAAATATGGGAAATTACTATTTAGTACAAGATTCCTCACTTGAAGCATGGTTAATGTCAGCTGAAATTTAAGTGTACATATTTTGGGATAGCTATTTTGTTACCATTAGAATCATAAAAGGGGGAATGCCATAAGTAATCTTTATGAAAATCAGGATCATGAGAGTTTTATAGACGTGATCACAGCAATATGTTTTCGCATAATGAACGATGGACAGGGATGGGTACCGTTTGTAACAGTAAGTGGAGAATTGTTTCCTAATCTTGATGTTAGGAGTTTACAGGAAGGAGACAAGCTGGCAGTGGACCAGGAAGTAAGGCTTCACATGGATACCGTTGCAGCAGAGGATGGAATAGAATGGCTGTATATCTTTACCAATGAGGAAGAAAGCCATAAAAAGCCTGTTCCGAATGTTGTGATGGAAATCCCGTTCAGACAGATTTTAGAAACAGGATTACATAATGATAAGGTTGCAGGAGTTGTGATCAATCCTTTCGGCAAATATTTTAAAGCAGATAAAAAGGTCATTGAATGTATATTTGATGCGTGCAGACAGAATATGGAGGGTGAAGCATAATGGAAAGAACAATCAGAGTAACAGGCAAGGGAAAACTGTCAGTAAAACCGGATATGATACGACTCAGAATCAGTATAGAGGGTATATATGAAGAATATGATGAAACATTACGGAAATCATCCGATTGTGTGGAAATCTTAAAGGATCTTATTGAAAAAATGGGATATGAGAGAAAAGAGCTGAAAACACTATATTTTAACATTGATACTGAATACGAGAGCTATCAGGCAAGGGATAAAAGCTGGAAGAGAAGATTCAAAGGATATAAATATGTGCATCGCATGAAGCTGGAGTTCCCGGCAGACAATAAGAGACTTGGAAAAATATTATATGCTCTGGCACATTGTTCTGTATCTCCGGAATTTTCTATCGAATATACAGTAGCAGATCCGGAGAAGTCAAAGAATGAGCTTCTTGCTGCAGCAGTAAAGGATTCTCAGGCAAAGGCATCTGTACTGACCGAGGAAGCAGGAGTAAATTTAGGAAAAATCATAACTATTGATTATTCATGGGGAGAGATTGATTTTGTATCAAGACCATTGCAGGAAATGTCGCTTCGGTGCTGTGAACCGGAGGAATGTGAGTCTGCTTCCTATGATATGGACATCGAGCCTGATGATATAGATATCTCTGATACTGTGACTGTTATATGGGGACTGGAAGATTAACGGAGGCAGATGTTTATGATGTCATCAATCTTTTATGAAGAAATTAAAGAGAACAGGCTGAATACGTGGAAAGAAAATAAAAATCCTTATGATATACTTGCAGATAATAACAGGATAGAGAGACTTGGCGGATGGGATTTTCTGTTTATTGCAGATGAATTGTTTACGGATTGTGTACAGGTTGACTGGGGAAGTTTTGCTTATAAATGTACGAAAGAGTAGCTTATAAAATTGACGAGGAAAACAAAATGCGTGATTTCTGGGATAGAACGGCTGAAGCCTGAAAAGATATACGGTATAGTATTTATTGAAGAGTATTGAAATATTATATCAGGAGGTTTTGCAACAAATGAAAGAATCATTTATCACAGAGGAAGAACATAAGAAATGCCAGAAGGTAGCAGATGCTTTTGCAGAGCTGTATGAGATTGAAAATATCGTAGTTCTGGACGTAGGCAGATATGGATTTGTCAAACTACAGTATTACAGTAAAGAACGCGGGTTTGAGAATGATTTTACCTTTACTAACAGCAGAAATCTGTTTGATGATCTGTGGCAGGAGTGGCGTGATACAAAGCTGATTCAGCGTGCAATGGATACACCAATGCAGGGAATGGATTATGATGAAATCTTTAACTTCCTGTCTGAACAGGAACAAAAAGAACTGTCAGACAGGAAAAAGGATTTTGCAGCGGCAGCGGGAATAGAATTATAATTTATACCACAGGTATAATGACAACGGCAGAAAATTGTGCTATTCTTGGTTACAGATAAAAGATAAGCGGAGACAGAGAACTCCACAGAAAGGAAAAAGACATGACAACAATGTATCGTTTTGACCAGCTTCATAGAGAACGTAAACCGTTAGCACTGCTTAAAAATCATGAGTGGGGCTTTGATTTCATACGCTCATTTAAGGCGAGGCATAAACGAGAAAATTGTGTTTTTGATGCTGCACCTGAACCGGAGACATAGCCGGACAGGGCATAATATGTCATCATCAATAAACAGGTAGAGAGAGTATCAAAGGATGCAATAGAAGCACTCAATTCAAAAGAAATTATCATGATATTTCCAAGCCAGAAGAAAAATAACAGGACGGTCAGAGTGCTGAAAACACCGAAGACAGACAGCAGTGTCAGGAAGGTGTTTATTTCAAAATCAGTAGCACAATGTCTGATTGCTCTGAAAGCAGATCAGGATGAGATAAAGGAAGTGCTTGGAAATGAATATCAGGATTATAATCTGGTAATGGCGACAACATTTGGTCTTCCTATAGGAGACAGCTATCTAAGGACAAAAATGCAGGAAATCATAGATGCACTGGGACTGCCAGATGTAGTGTTTCACAGTCTGCGTCATACCAGTGTCACCTATAAGCTGAAATTAAGTGGTGGAGATATTAAAGCAGTCCAGGGAGATTCTGGACATGCTCAGGCGGACATGGTAACGGAAGTATATGGACATATCCTTGATGAAGACCGGAGAAAAAATGCAGAGATGATGGAGAATGCCTTTTATAATAAGGAAAATCTCAATCCACAGATGAAAGGATCTGAGGAAAGTGGTAATACGATTGCAGTACCAGATGGAGTAGATGCAGAACTACTGATGAAGGTACTTGGTAACCCGGAGATGGCTGCACTGCTTACATCATTGGCAAAGACAATGAAGGTATAA